CTTGAACTTTGACAACAGAGCCTCATACTCGCATAAACGAGATGCAATGGTTCGAGGCATTAGGACCGAAGTGAGAGGGGCTCCTCTTTCGAGGAGCACGACCATCTCGTGGACAAAAAGGGCTATATCTATTGCGCAATCAACGAGATTGAATCGTGACATCTTAACTGCCTGTTTGTCCCACGCGCGGAACGCGTCGTATAACAAACCTTTCTGCTGGATCTCGTCTCCGCTACGCAGACCAAGTAAGGTTGCTACCATAAAACACTTCTTGACAACGGAGTAAGCGGGAATAGTTTCAGGATCCAGAAGACCGGTTTTCATGCTAAGTAACCAGTCTCGGACACTAGAGTCTGCCTGTGGTGTAACGTGCTTGGAACCCAAGAAATTCTCAATTGCAGCAAATGTCTCACGATTGACCATGAGAGCAACTGACGCAGTGAAATTAATCAATAAGTCCTGAAAAGTGTCAGCTTGCGAAATGATCACTAGTACAGCTGCTAATCGGTTCACGGCTTCCAGTACAACATGACGTGTTTCAACGACCGCTTTCGTGCTGGCAATAACCTCTGTGGGACCCTCGGTACAAACACTCCATCGGGAAAACTGAGAATGTTCATCAGAACAGCCGAAGCCCAACGCTGAACCAGCGCTCATCAATGTTTCGTAGGCGCGTTGCCGTAAGGATCCGTCGCCCAGGTTAATAAAAGACTTACCTCCAACAGCAATCTCGGTAGGAATACCGGTGCTGTCTCCGGCGTCTAATCTATCTCCCTCAACGGACATCTGGGGCTTAACATGTCCCCACTTGCGCCTACGGTACGCAGATCGACGAGCCGCCTTTTCAGCTTGATCCGGGAAGACGCCTCCCACATCTGGAGGTCCTTGCACAAAAGAGGGTGGAGTACGAGCGATTTCGCTCGGCTCGTCCACCTCCTCGTCTGACTCGCTGATGGGAAAGACGCCACACCGTGCAGCATCATCATCCCAGACGCGGTCTGAATTACCAATATGACGACTCCGAAGAAACGCGTGAGGCGCTCTAGATTGGATAAATGCATACTTCTTCT